TCTTCGGTGAGCCGGTAGCGCACGCAAACCACTTGCTGGATTGGCTGCGTCGGGAGCTGCAGATCGCCCGGTCCTTGCTGCTCGAGCGCGGCTTTCAACCTGTCGCGCGGCAAGGTGTAGTCGCGCATGAACAGGCCATAGGGCCCATCCGGGTCGAGATCGTACGGAAACACGATGCAGTAGCCGCGCACGGTGAACTCGTAATGCTGGCGGCCCATGTCCTCTGCGTACGGCAAATCCTTTTTCGGGAACTCGTGCTCGACAATGCGGCGCCCGCTCTCGATCGCGTTCATCTCGCAATGGAAGCGGGCTTGGCGAAACACGGCCGGTGAGAGCTTGGTCTTGCGCCAGCTGAATCCCTTGGTGACGTCGAAGATGTCTGACATTAGGTGTTGATCATCTCTTCGGGTTGCGGCCCACGTCGCGCCGGGGCCATCTGCGTTTGCCGATTGACTTCAGTATCCTTGAACAGGCCCTTGCCTTCGGCTGCGACGCCCGTACCGGGCGGTGCTTTCACGTCAACGCTGAGCTTGCCGCTGGCACTGACCTTGGTTTCCGGGGATTGCGCAAGCTGCTTGCGTGCGGCCTCGGCTTGCTCCTGCGCGGCTGCAAACCGCGCGCTGTCGGCCGTGGAGAAGCTGACGCCTTTGCGGCGGCCTTCCCAATAATTGTAAACCTCGCTGGAGCCCAGTACGCGCACGCGTCCCGGCAATCCCGCGCCGGGATCGGACGCCATGCCCTGATTGGTGCGGCCCTGAATGTAATCGCTGCCGCCGACGACTTCGGCCAGCGTCCTGTCGTATTTGGCTTTCTCGTTCGCGCTGAGCGCGCCGCCTGTTGCGCCTCGGTTGATCGGGCCATAGAAGCCAGAGCGCAACTCATCGCCGATGGTGTAGCCGGGGACTTTCTGCTGAATCATCGCCGTGCGATTCATCAGCGCTTCGACTGTCGGAGCACCGCCTCCCTCGGTCCGCATCATGCGATAGAGCAAGTCTTTGTCCTTGGGACCAAGCTGCGCCATCATTGCTGCGCGTTGCCCAGCCAATCCGCCGCCCGCCGCCGATGCGCCTTCCGCATGGGCTGGCGTTTCGCCTGCGCCTGCGCCCGTGCCGGGGCCCGCCGTCTGTCCATTCGGCTGGCCGCGTGCCATCTGACTGCCGTGCGGTCCCATCCATTCAAGATGCGGCGGATCTTTTCCCGGCAATGGCTGGCCGATATTCCATTTCTTCTGGATAGCGGCAAACTTCTCTGGATTTTGAGCAATCCAGTTTTTCATTGCGGGCGATAATTGCTCAGCATCATCGATGTCGGTCGCCGCGCCCATCGCGTGCGAGGACCACATCGAGGACCATCGTTGCCGCCTCGGATTGTAGCTGCCGAGTTTCTTGATCGGCGCATTCGCTTCAGAAAGGTCTCTGTAGAAACCGGCGAAGTCTGCAGCGGCGGCCGGATTGACTCTGATCGGACCATACGGCGTGTTGACCGTCTGCATTTCCCCGGCTTGGAACGGGTAGTTATGGCCGTGCTTCTGAAACCAGTTGTATTCCGGCTTCTCCGCTGCGCCGCCCGGAGTCGCCGTGTCAACCGCCCCGCCGCCGCCACTCGGTGCACCACCACCACCGCCGCCGCGAGCTGGCGTCTCGCCTGCGCCCGCGCCCGCACCGGGCCCAGCATCGTTGCCATACGGTCGCACGCCGCCGTAGCCATCGCCGCCGCCATAACCGCCCGATGCGCCGCCGCCGCCAAAGCCGCCGCCACCGCCTCCCATTCGCCCGCCGAATCCGGGGCCGCCGCCGAACGGACCAAGCGACGCGGTCCGAATACCGCCGCCGCCTTGATTGCCAGTCGGGCCGCCTGTCATCCCTGACAGAAGATCGGTGAGTTCTTTCATCTGTTTGGTGTTGTCGTCGATGGCCGTGATCTCCTGCTCGCGGGTGCGGCGGTCACCGCCCTCGGTGAAGCTGGCATTCTGCAAGAGCGCGCGATTGAAACCGCCGCCCTGATAGCTCATCGGGCTGTAGCCCTGTTCTTTCAGCCTCTCGTTAAATTCCCTGACGTCCGGTGGCAGTGCGCGCTCGCCGCCCTCACCCTTTTCCTTTTCGGGAAGCTTGTCACCAAACGGGGTCTTGCCCGGTGCGGCGTTGCCGTAGCCCAGCAAATCAGCCAACGCCTGCAACGCGACAAAGCCGGGGATGTGCACCACGCCTTCGAAGAAATGGACGATGCTCTCCGCCGCCGTGACGATGTGATCCATGATGAAGGCCAAGGCCTTGGCCGCGGGAATCGCCACGTCGAAGAGCGGCGTTTGCAGGATGTGCCAAAACTCGTCAACCTGTCGGTTGATGTGGCCCCAGATGTCGGCCAGCTCGCGGCCCTTGCGCAAGCGCTCGTCATTCGCTTCGCGCGCCTCTGGCGTGAGTTCATCGACCTTCTGTCTTGCCGCCAGCGCCGCATCATAGAGCGGGCCCAGCGCCTTCCTTGCGGCGTCGGTCGCCTCGATCAGGCTGCGACCCTGCTTCAATGCGTTGTCGATGATGGCCTGCCGCGCTTCGGAGATTGCATTCCAGCGCTCTTCCGTAGTCCCGGCGTGCACAATCTGATTGATAAATTGCGACATGGCCGCCTGACGCTGCGGGTCCATGCCAGCCGCCTGCATCATGTGCGTGCGCAATTGGCTTCCTGCGCGCGAGAGATTGGCAATCGCCTCGGCCTGCCGTTGCAATGCCGCCGTCGTCGCCTCGGCACTGACTCCGACTTCGCCGAGTTGGTCGATCATGTCCTGCAATTCAGCGCCGGGGATGCCGATTGCATTTGCGGCCTGCGAAATCTCGCGAAGCTCTTTCGCCCAGTCCCTTAGCTTCTCATTCTGTTCGGCCAGCGTAGCGCCCAACAGTGCGACGTTCTCGGCAACGCCGATGATGCCGCCACCGAAATTCCGCGCGAACTTGGCGGCCTCCTCAAAGCCGCTAGTCACGCCTTTCATCATCTTCTGGAGTTCGCTCGTCTCCTTCTTGTGGGTCTCGAACGCGTTCTTCGCCTCGGTGCCGCCGAGTTGCCGACTGAACTTCTCATAAATCTTGTCGAGCGGGGCGGATGCGTTATCGACCAGCGTGACAACAAGTTTTAGTTCCTCAGTTTGATCGGGCACTAATCGTCATCCTCGTGCGCCTGCGCTTGGCGGCGCCGGTCCATCTCGGCCGATCGCGACAAGTGCAGAAAGACGGTGCTAAGCGGCATGTCGAGAAACACCTCGGGACTCACGTGGTAGTATTTCGCGAGTTGATAGCAATCGAGAATGATGTCGTTTTCGCTGCCTACCAGCCCCGCGGATCGGGAAGAAAAAAATTGCGCAGTCTCAGCGCGATCGTATTCCAGTCCCGTGGATGCATATCCTCGATGAACGGCACGAGGATGTCGGAGAGCGCCGCGATGATATAGGTCATCTTGCGCTCGTCGTAGACGATATCGCCGTCCTGATTGAAGCGAACCGGGTTACCATAGCGATTGATGTCGCCTGCACGCGGCTCGCGCAGTGTGATCTCGTGAACCTTTTCGCCCCTGTTGTTGCGAATCGGCTTGTTGATCAGTTTGACCGTGATCGGCCATTGATCGACCTGATTTTCTTCCTTGTCGATCGGCGGCGTCTCAAGCTCGGGTGGCGGCATAGAGCGCGGCTTGCGCTCCTGCCGTTCCTCGTGCACCGGCTCAGCGTCGATGACTTGGCCCGGTCGCGGCGTCTCGCGTTGATGGGTCTCATCAACGAAGCCCTCACGCATGCGCGCTTGCGGATGTACCACATTCATGTTGTCACCTCCTGACAGGTGATGCCCTCCCAACGAACTCGGACTTGGCCATCACGTGTGTTGTTCTCGAAACCGCCCTTGCAGGTCGCGCCCGTGAGCGTGTACTGCATGCCGTTGGCGAGTTGAGCGACGACGGTCACGTCGGTTTCTTGGATCAAATCCTCCAAGTAGAAACCTGGCATGGTCGTTAGGTCGCCTTCGATGTAGGGCACGCGCGGCAATTCCTGATAGCCATGCACGCCGTCCTGTCCTGCGATCATCGTGCGCTCGACCGGCGATGGAGAAACCGTGAAGTTGCCCCGCAATGCCATCTGCGTCCCATCGACGGTCAGGAACGCGATGCCTGCTACCCTCTGAGCCATTTGCTCCTCCATATACGCAAAAAGCCCGCACGGATGTGCAGGCCCCAAGATTGAAAGTCGTCCGAAAGTTACAGTCCGCTGGCCGCGTTGAACGGCGGTTGCGGCACGCCGACGATCGCGGTGTCGATGCCGCGGTCATACTGCAGCCGGAATTGCGCCAGCACCGCGAAGATGCGGAGTTGGTTGATCAGATCGGGCGGATACAGCACGTTGACGCGGTTCGGGTCGTTCGGGTCGCGCTCAACCATGAGGTTGCGCTTAAAGTTGGTCATGTCCTCGACCAGCCCGTTATACATATCCAGCGAGTACTGATTGAGCAGTTCGGACTTGATGATGCCCGGAGTGACGATGGCTTGGCCCGGTCCAAACTTGGTGCCGTCGTCGGCCAGCTTGTGCCGCGGGAATTTCGACGTGATGGCCGCCTTCTGATTGCGCAACAGCGCCGCCAGCGTCGCCAGCGTGGTCATCAATTCGTACGCGTCGTCGCTCTGACCGTACTGGTTCATCTGGTAGGTCGTTTGCTCTCGGGCGATCATCGGTTGCCCATCGCCACCGATCTTCTGGATGGCGATGCCGTTGAGCGCCAGCGAGTTCAACTCCTCGAAATCGAAGCGTTGATGAATCGGTGCCGCCTTGATGTTGTTGAGCGACAGGGATTGCAGCGGACGCGCCGGATCGTTGGTGAAAGCACGCTGTGTCTTGGCACCATAGGCCGCGGCCCATTCGTAGCAGGCAGAAGGACTCGCGACTTCGAAGCCCATCACCGACTCGACGCCGCTGTTCATGGTATCGCCGAACGTGATCAGATCGGAGTAGGTGCCACGCTTGGCGCAGATGACATGGCCGAACAATTCGCGCTGCCATCCCCACCGGCCCTGATCGGTGAACCCATATTCCTGATCCCACTCAAACAGCGAATTGGAGTCGGTGTACGGCATCACGGCATACTCGAACGGCTCTTCGCCGAGATTGGAAATTGCCGTCGCGAAATCCGGCGTGCCGGTGCCGCCCATGAGCAAGCCGCCTGCTGGCAAGGTGATATCGAGCCCGATCGGCGTTTGTTGGCCGCCCGTGGTCCCGTAGTAATTCATCATCACGCTGATTTCGTTGCCGTTGACGCTCTTGAACACCGACGTGAGCGTGACGCTGCCGCCCGTCGCATTCGCCGTCACAGGCAATTGCGTCTGCGCGTTGATGGCGTCGGCAATGGCTTGACCGATGGTCGAAGGCGTGTCGGTCGTGAGCACGTTCACCGGGACATAGTCGCCCGAGATGTAGAGATGGATCGTGCCCGCCTGCGTCGGTGCCGTGTTGATCGTGATGTCGCCGGTTGCGGCTGACGCGCCTGTCGGCTCTTTCACCGGCAGGCCCCACACTTCGTTGGCGAAGTTGTTGGAGTAGTACGCCATAAACATGCGGGAGAGTTCGGAGCCCTCACCGAACGCTGCATCGGCCTGTGCCTGACTGCCGATCGGCACGGCAATGTCATCCGGCGCACTGCCGCCCTTGGCTACACCAATCAGCAGCGCGCGAAGATTGATTTGCGGCAGACCCGCCATACTGGGATCGACCTCGACCCAGTACAGCGGCACTTTGATGTTGGAAGGAATTTGGGCAAAACTGATGGGCATGGCTGCATCTCCTCAAAATGATAACGCCGCCTGATCAGGCGGCGCTTTCGTCGGTTTGCTTGCGATGAGATCGGTGAGGCGGCGGCGCGTTGTTGCCTTCGACCGTGATATCGCCATCTCGGAGGCGGCGCTTGGTGAAGCTGTCATCCGGCCAATCGGCTGGACCTTCCTTGCGGAAGCCGCCCGCGCGCGGATGCTTCAGCAGTCCGCGCAAGATGTCGTTCTTCGGCGTCACCTTGAGGGTTGGCCGCTGACCCTTGTTGGCTTCCTGCATTTTCGCAACCCGCTCATTGAAGCGCAATCCGCGCAGCGACGCCTTGCTAATCGCCATGGCCCTTTCTCCTGTTTCTTTGTCTGAACTCCTGTTTTGCCCGGAAGCTCGACGGGTCGAATTGAAATCGTCGCTCGATTGGATCGGCCTCGTTGGTCTTGACGTCGATCAGCAGCAAGTCGTCTGGAATGACCGGCGGCCAATAGGTGCGATGACGGCACGTAATGTCGTATTGCATTTCGCCGATCGGCGTTTCGTTGTTGAGGCCCGAGTTACCCCACACGTAGCGCCGCATGCCGCGTTCGATGCTTTCGATCAGCGTGTTGTCTGGATTTTCCGTGCCGGCGGTTGGATTGTAGGTGTCAATCACGTTCATGATGTATTCGTCGGTCCACAGCCGATTCATGATCCGCCAGAACGCCGCATCGAGCCCGGCCTCAAGCACGTCCTGATCATTGTTGGCCTGCATCACCGAGAAGCCGATGCGCACATTGTGAATGAAGCGAATGCAGCCGGCGTCGGCGTCACCATCCGGCGTCATCTGTTCATCTATGATGTAGACGCCGAGATAGGGCAGATATTCAGGACGAGCGACGAGCATCTTGTTTTTGCGGCACGTGTAGTTGGCGAAAAACGGATCGCCCGTCACTGCGTTGAAGAACACGTCGCGGATGACGTGCGTATAACTCTGCGTATCGGTGATGCCGTAGGTGCTGCCGTCCTGCAGGACGATCGTCATTGGATTGTCTCGTACTTCTTGATCGTGCACATGGTCATGCCGCCGCCATCGCTGACCAGATCGACAATCACATATTCGCCCTTCGGCACGTTGTTGCAGTCGAACGGAATGTAGATGTGATCATTCTGGATTGGCATGATTGGAAATTCGCTCTCGCGAATGTCGAGGATGGTGCGCTGATCGGAGTACATCGAGCCATCGAGCGCCATCACGTCGGTCGAATAGGTGTTGAGAATGCCGCGGCCGATATAGCTGCCGCCTGACGGCTGCGACTTGATCGGCATGAACGTCACCTGTACCGCCCAGAAATCGAAGATCGGGGCCTGCAGGAGCACATCTAGATTGATGGCCATTTCATTCCCTCGGTGACAAGCTGTGTCATGCGATCGACCAGCTTGCGGAAGAGCTCTTCGCGGAGGATCGGCCGCACCGATGGGAGCCGCATGCCAGCGGCGCGATACTGCTTCGGGCCACCGCGCGTGTAGGGCTTACGGATGGTCGTGAAGCCAAGCGGCTTCGGCCTCACGTATCCCGGCTCTTGCTCCAACCGAGACCGTGGCCAGACCATCGTCACGGCTTGAACCGACTCCGGCGTCTCATCGACTTGGATGTTCGGATATTTGCGGCGCATATCGACGCGCTGCCATTCGACGAGCTCTTCCGGCACT